AAATCCTCACCCGGGGGCGGTTGCAATCGGTGACCGCCTATGACACCTGTATAACTACTTTTTGAGATATTAGAAACAAATTAGTAACACATACCCTTGGAAACATAGTGTTTTCAGGGGTTTTGATTTTATTATGCAATGAAAGGGGTGAATTGAACCGTGTTCAGTTCCTTTGTGGATGCAATCACATTAAAACTTAGCAACTTTATATTGCAAGGGGCAAAGGCACACATGACCGACTTGGAATTTCTTGAAAAGGAAATTGCAGCATGGAAGTGTTCACCCCGTAGAATGATGCAGATAAAAGGATTTTTGTACTATGACGGTGACCATGATGTAATTCACCGCAAGCGTACAATGATCGGTGAAGGTGGGGAACTTGAAGTTGTTGAGAACCTACCAAACAACAGAATTGTTGATAACCAGTATGCAAAGATGGTCAATCAGAAAGCCAATTATCTGTTCGGTAAGCCGTTCACACTAAGCGGTGAAAATACTGCATACATTGAACTGCTGAAAAAGATATTTGACAAGAAGTTCATGCGAACGCTGAAAAGTGCGGGCAAGGCTGCATATAATGGCGGTATTGCTTGGTTATACCCATACTACAATGAACGGGGTGAATTTGCTTTCAGGCTTTTCCCCGCTTATGAGATTTTGCCATTTTGGAAAGATTCTGAACATACTGAACTTGATTTCTTCATCCGGCATTATGTGACGGTTGCTTATGACGGCAATCAAAGGAAGTTCATTGAAAAGGTTGAATTGTATGATCTAAATGGGGTTCACCTGTTCATTCTTGATGGTGGGAAACTGATTCCTGACATTGTGAACAATGAAACCGCAGACTTCCCACACGTTACAATGACGGATGCTGCCGGAAATGTTCAAGTGTTCAACTGGCAGCGTGTTCCCTTGATTCCATTGAAAGCCAATGAACAGGAAACACCGCTGATTAAGAAAGTCAAGTCATTACAGGACGGTATCAATGTGATGCTGTCTGACTTTGAAAACAATATGCAAGAAGATGCCCGGAACACTATTTTGGTATTGAAGAACTATGACGGTACTAATTTGGGTGAGTTCAGGAAGAATCTTGCAACCTATGGTGCAGTAAAGGTCAGATATGACGGTGATACTAAGGGCGGGGTTGAAACCCTTGAAATCACAGTCAATGCAGAGAATTACAAGACCATTGTGGAAATCTTCAAGAAAGCCTTGATTGAGAACGCAATGGGTTATGATGCCAAGGATGACAGACTTTCCGGCAATCCTAATCAGATGAACATTCAGTCAATGTACTCTGACATTGATACAGATGCCAATGATACAGAATCAGAAGCACAGGCAACAATGGATGATGTACTTTGGTTTGTCAACTGCCACCTTGCCAATACAGGACAGGGTGATTTTGAAGGTGAAGAAGATGAGGTTGATGTGGTATTCAACCGTGATATGCTGATGAATGAATCAGATATTATTGATAACTGTCAGAAGTCACAGGGAATCATTTCTGATGAAACAATCATCAGTATGCACCCTTGGGTAGATGACCCGCAACTTGAAATGGAACGCCTGAAAAAGCAGAAGGAAGAAGCACAGAAAGAAATGCTTGCACAGTATGACCCGTTTGGTACACAGAATCAGAACGGTGACGGTGCAGATGATGACCCTGACAACAAAGGTGACCCGTCACAGGGAAGTCAGGGCGGTGAAGTAGATGAATAACGGTGAATACTGGCAGAAGCGTTTTGAACTGCTTGAACAGGCTGCACACCAACAGGGGGTTCAGTGCTATGCGGATATTGAAAAACAATACCGACAGGCACAGAAGCAACTTGAAGGTCAGATTGCTGCATGGTATCAGCGTTTTGCATCTAACAACGGGGTAACCCTTGCAGAAGCAAAGCGGATGTTGAACGCAAAGGAACTTGCTGAACTGAAATGGGATGTGAACCAATACATTCAGTACGGTCAGGAAAATGCGATCAACGGCACTTGGGTCAAGCAGCTTGAAAATGCATCTGCAAGATTCCATATCAGCAGACTTGAAGCCTTGAAGTTGCAGACCCAACAGAGCATTGAAGTCATGTTTGGAAACCAACTTGACAGCATTGACAATACAATGCGGAATGTTTACAAGTCCGGCTATTATCACACAGCCTATGAAATTCAGAAGGGCGTGGGTGTTGGTTGGGACTTTTCCGCACTGGATGACAAGCAGATCAGCAAGGTCATCAATAAGCCTTGGGCGGTTGACGGCAAGAATTTCAGTGAAAGGATATGGGGCAACCGTCAGAAGTTGGTCAATGAATTGAACAACACCCTGACACAGAACATCATCTTGGGAAAAGACCCGCAGAAAGCCATTGATGAAATTGCCCGGAAGATGAACACTTCCAAGACCAACGCCGGGCGGTTGGTAATGACAGAAGAAGCCTTTTTCAGTTCCGCAGCACAGAAGGATTGTTTTGATGAACTTGATGTTGAACAATTTGAGATTGTGGCAACACTGGATTCCCACACTTCGGATATATGCCGTGGTATGGATGGCAAGCATTTCCCTATGTCTGAATGGAAGGTTGGTGTGACTGCACCGCCGTTTCATGTTCATTGCAGAAGTACCACAGTACCATATTTTGATGATGAATTTGATGCTGTCGGTGAACGTGCTGCACGGGATGAAGAAACAGGCAAGACCTACTTTGTACCGGGCAATATGACCTATAAAGAATGGGAAAAGGCATTTGTTAATGGTGATAAGTCAGGCTTGCAAGCAGTCAACAGTGATGATACAATCAAAGAAAAAGAACCAAGTGAAGCATTTCAACAGATTCAGAAAGCGTGTGAAGCGGACAAGGTTGAACACAGACCTGTTCAGAAACTTTCACAGCCGTTGTCATCTGATGAAATCATTGAAAGGCTTGCGGGTGGAGATATGACCAAGGGTTCATGTTCTTCACTGGCTTTTGCATACATTGGAAACAGGAACGGACTTGATGTTCTTGATTTCAGGGGTGGCAGTAGTCAGTATGTATTTTCTATGAACAGTAACATTAAGAAAATACTGGAATTACCGGGTGTGAATGGTTCAATCACAATGGTCAAGAAAGAGATTTCAGGAACAATGGAAGTCCTGAATAACCTTGTCTTGAATAAAGAATACTATCTTGCAACTGGTAAACACGCAGCCATCGTCAGACGGGTTGACAGCGGTGTTGAATACTTGGAACTTCAATCAAAATTTCAGAACGGGTGGATGCCATTTGACCGTTATGGTTCAATGGCTGCAACACTGAATAAGCGTTTTGGATGTAGGAAAACAGTTGATAAGCAATTCGGCAAGGTTTGGGAAAAATCGGTTGTTCTTATGGATGTTGAATCATTCAATGAAAATACTGAATTTGAACAAATTCTTGGGTATATAAATACTGCAGTAGAAAGTCAGAAGAAAGGGGTGACGGGTGATGTCAAGTAACTGGTACAAAAACAATGAAACAGATCAGATTTGGTGGAAAGATACACCTGATTCAGTCGGTGAATGGCTGTTCAGTTTTGACAAAAAGCAAGTGTTCAATATGTTTGCTGATTATCCGCACAACCTAACACCTGAACAGAAAAAAATATTTGATGAAGAAAATCCTGAATGGTGTGAGTTCTTCAAAGATAGAGTATAGAAAGCACGGTCAAATAGCCGTGCTTTTTTCATACCTTAACAAGTTATCAATAGACCTGTAATAACTGCTATATGGCGGTTATATGAGGTCAGAAAGGGGGATAAAAGGCACATGAAAACGTACACAATGAGAAAGGCATGGTGATCCTGATTATCTCCCGGCTACTGGGTCAAGTAGCACATAGAAAAGGCATCCGGCAACGGGTGTCTTTTTTCTTGCGGGTTGTCAAGCGTAAACCGAACAAAACCAATCAATCATGTGGGAGTAACCCCGTATAAAAACGTATTTGAAAGGATGGTATAGAAATGACAAGAAAACAGTTAGAGGATTTAGGACTTACCAAGGAACAGGCTGATTCAGTAATGAAAATCAATGGTGATGACATTGAGAACGCAAAGGGTACTGCTTCAACAGAGATCAAGAACTTGCAGACAGAGGTTGAAGGACTGAAAACACAGGTCGGTGACCGTGACAAGCAGTTAGAAACCCTGAAAGCATCTGCCGGGGACAATGCTGATTTGAAAAAGCAGATTGAGGACTTACAGACTGAAAACGCCACTGCCAAGGCAACCCATGAATCTGAACTGAACCAGTTGAAAATTGATTTTGCGGTTGAAAAAGCACTGACAGGTGCAAAGGCAAAGAACATCAAAGCGGTCAAAGCCTTACTTGAACTTGGAGAAGCCAAACTTGACAAGGACGGAAATGTCAAGGGACTGGATGAACAGATCGAGAAGTTAAGAAGTGGTGATGACACCAAGTTCCTGTTTGAAGCACAGAAGCAGCAGAAACAGCAGCAGAATTTCAAAGGTTTTCAGCCGGGAGCATCAGGGGAACAGAAACCGGGTGAGGGTGAAAAGGTCGATTTCTCAAAAATGAGTTATGACGAACTTACCGCTTACATGGAAGCAAACCCGGATGCACAGATTTAATTTGATGAAAGGAAGGTAATTGAAACATGGCAAAATTTGATGCTAAAAGTTTTAATGAAAAGGCGTTCGGTAAGTACATGAGTGCTATTCCGAACGTGAAACTGAACAAGTTACGTGAATCCCGTGCAATCGTTGGTGATGCAAGATTACGTGACACTTTTGTGAATAACTCACAGACTGGCACTGTTTACGCAGTGTTACCGTTCTTTGGTCTGCTTTCCGGCACACCGCAGAACTATGATGGTGTTGACAATGTTACGCCGGGCAAGACTGACACCTATGAACAGGGTGTTTTTACCTATGGCAGAATGAACGGTTGGACGGAAGCAGATTTCAGTTATGATGTAACTGGTGGTACTGACTTCATGGCAAACGTAAGAAATCAGATCAATGACTACTGGAACGGTGTAGATCAGGATGTTATCCTTGCAATCTTAGAAGGTGTCTTTGGAATGAAGGACACTGGCACGGGTGACATTAAGAAAGCCAATGCAGCGTTTGTTGAAGCACACACCTATGATATTGCACAGGCGGGTGCTGAACATACTAATGATACTATGAAGATGGATGCAACAACCCTGAACAGTGCAATTCAGAAGGCTTGCGGTGATAACAAGCAGAAGTTCAAGTTGGTTTACTGTCACAGTGCAGTTGCTACCAACCTTGAAAACCTGAAACTGCTTGCATACTTAAAGTATACAGATGTACAGGGTATTGAGCGTGATCTTGAAATGGGTACTTGGAACGGCAGACTGGTCATCATTGATGATTCTTTACCTACTAAGGTTGTTGAAGCTGTTGCAGAGGACACAAGCAAGGGAATCAAGGCACAGGATGCGTACACAGAGTACACAACCTATATCCTTGGTGAAGGTGCTATTGGTTTTGAGGATGTTGGTGCAAAAGTGCCGTATGAAATGGTTCGTGATGCTAAGACAAGGGGCGGTGAAGATACACTGATTTCCCGTAAACGTCACGCCGTTTCTGTTGCGGGTGTTTCTTACACCAAGGCATCACAGGCAACAAATTCCCCTACCAATGCGGAATTAAAGACTGGTAAGAACTGGTCACTGGTTGCATCTGATACCAAGGCTATCAACCATAAGGCAGTACCTATTGCCCGTATCATTTCCCGTGGATAATTTCTGATCTGAAAGGGTGGTTGCAATGTTTGATACTGATACAGTAAAAGAACGGTTGAAATCATTCGGTTATGAGGTCAAGGCAGATGATGAATTTGCCTTGACCTTTTGCGTTGAGAAAGTACGCAGCACAATCAAGAATGAAATCAACTGGAATGATGTGCCGGAAGGACTGGAACATATTGCCGTTGATATGGCGGTGGGTGAATTTCTTCTTTCCAAGAAAACCTTTGCACCTGATGACCTCACCGGGTTTGATTTAGAATATGCTGTTAAGCAGATTCAGACGGGGGACACCAACACGGTTTTTGCGACTGGTGAAGGTTCAATGACCCCTGAACAAAGACTGACTTCTTTCATCAATTACCTTTTATCCTATGGAAAGGCTGAATTTAATTCATTTAGGCGTATCAGATGGTAAAACAGATTCAGGCAGCACAAAAGGCTGCAAGGAAAGCCATTGAAGCAACCTATTTTGGTACTTTGACGGTGACAGAACTGCAAAAGGTAAAAAATGAGAAGTCAAAACTTATGGAAGAATCAGAGGTTGTAGTCTTACAAGACCAACCGTGCAGATTATCTTTTGAAAAACTGCAAACAGCAATTCAGTCAGAATCAGCAGCAACGATTACGCAAAGCACAAAGTTGTTTGTTTCCCCGGATGTAACCATCAAAGCGGGGTCAAAACTGACAGTAACACAGGACAATGTGACCACGGACTACACCCGCAGCGGTGTCCCTTCCACATACCCAACGCATCAGGAAATTACACTTGAACTGTTCAAGGAATATGCGTAAATGGGTAGAATGGGAAGATTTGACTGCAAAGGTCTGAAAGACTTTCAGCAGCAGTTGGGAAAGTTGCAAAATCCTGATGACTTTGTGGAATCGTGTGCAAAAGAACTTGCTGCCCGGTTGCTTCGCATGGTGGTCAAAAGAACACCTGTCGGACAGTATCCGGCAAGTTCAGGAAAAAAGGGCGGTACATTAAGGCGTGGTTGGACTGGTGAAAAACGTGCATCGGCACAAGGGTATGCAGACAGCCTGACGGTGAACCATTTTGGTGACACCTATGTCATTGAAATTGTGAACCCGGTTGAATATGCATCCTATGTTGAATACGGACACAGGACAGCCAATCATTCAGGATGGGTCAAAGGTCAGTTTATGATGACCATATCTGAACAGGAATTACAGAAAATTGCCCCAAAGGTGCTTGAAAACAAAATCAAGAAATATTTAGGGGGACTTGGTAAATGATAAATTCAATAGTTGAAGCAATCAGTTGTTCCCTGAACAAAGAATTTGGGGATGATTATGAAATCCACAATGAAGAAATTAAGCAAGGTTTGAAAGAGCCTTGTTTTTTTATTGCTTGCTTGAACCCAAACAACAACCTTTTCCTTGGCAAACGGTATGAACGTACCAATCAGTTCTGCATCCAGTATTTCCCACAGTCTGCAAAGAAGCAGCGGGAATGTGCTGATGTGGCTGAAAGAATGTATGACTGTTTGGAGTATGTCACAACAGACGGTGATACCAAGCCAATCAGGGGTTCAAAAATGAATCATCAGGTGGTTGACGGTGTTCTGAATTTTTTTGTCAATTATGACTTTTTCACGGTCAAGACGGAAGATCAGACACCAATGGAAACTATGACGGCAAGCACGGATGTGAAGGAAGGTGGTTGATTATGGCAGCAAAAAAGACAACAACGGGAACTGCTACAAGGTCTGAACAGACTGAACCAATGTTCAGTAAGGAACAGATTCTTGCATCTGCCCGTTTTGCAAACAGAAGGGACTTGGTGGATGCCCTTCTTGATGAAGATAAAAGTTACACCATGAAAACTGTTGACAATTTAGTTGAAAAATACATGAAAGGACAGGTGAAATAGTATGGCTTTAGGTGGTGGTACATTTACCTCACAGAACAAAGAACTTCCCGGTGCTTATATCAACTTTGTATCAGCTGCATCCGCATCTGCTGCACTGTCTGATAGAGGTATTGCAACAATGCCCCTTGAACTTGACTGGGGTGTTGAAGGGGAAGTTTTTGAAGTAACCAATGAAGATTTTCAGAAGAACAGCCTGAAACTTTTTGGTTATGCCTTTGACAGTTCTAAGATGCTTGGTCTTAATGATCTGTTCATGGGTGCAAAGACCTTATACGCATATCGTCTGAACGGTGGTGGAGATAAGGCAGCGAACACATACGCAACTGCAAAGTATTGTGGTGTGCGTGGTAACGATTTGAAGATCGTGATTCAGAAAAATGCAGATGATGCAAGCAAGTATGATGTTACAACCTACTTCGGTACGGTCAAGGTTGACACACAGACAGTTGCCAAGGCTGCTGATCTTGTGGCAAACGATTATGTGACATTCAAGGCTGCTGATCTTGCTGTTACTGCCGGAACACCTTTAACTGGTGGTACAAACGGCACGGTTGACGGCACTGCACATCAGGCTTACTTGGATAAAATCGAATCATACACCTACAACACTATGGGCGTTGTGGTTACTGATGATGTTACCAAGAAGTTATATGTGGCTTTCAACAAGCGTTTGCGTGATGAACTTGGTATCAAGTTCCAGTTGGTTGTTTACAACCTGTCTGCTGATTATATGGGCGTTATCAGTGTGAAGAACAAGGTAACAGATACAGGATGGTCAGAAGCAGCACTTGTGTACTGGGTAACTGGTGCAGAAAGCGGTTGTGCGGTCAATAAGTCTTGTCAGAACAAGAAATATGACGGCGGTTTCACCGTTGATACCAATTACACACAGAATGAGTTGAAAGCAGCAATCAAGGCGGGTGAGTTCACTTTCCATAAGGTCAACGGCGTTGTCCGTGTGCTTGAAGATATTAACTCTATGGTGACCACTTCGGACACTTGCGGGGATGTATTCAAGGACAATCAGACGATCAGAGTTATTGACCAGTTGGGAAATGATGATGCAGTTCTTTTCAACACTAAGTATCTTGGTGTTGTTCCAAACAATGCATCAGGCAGAACTTCCCTTTGGTCTGACTTGGTGAAAATCCGTACACAGTTACAGGAACTTGGTGCTATTGAAGGGTTCACTGATTCTGATGTTACGGTTGCACAGGGCGATTCCAAAAAGGCGGTTGTGATTACATCAGCAATCACCGTTGTGAACGCTATGGGTAAACTCTATGAAACGGTTACGGTTGCGTAAGAAAGGGGTGAAATAAAATGCCGAATGTAACAATGAAAGCAAGGGACACTATTGCAGCAAAACTTGCTGAATGTTTTATCACAATCGGAAGTAGAAGATACAACTTCATGCAGATGATTGATATGGAAGCAAAGGTTGAGAAAACCAAGACTACTGTTCCCCGCCTTGGTGCAATCATGGCGGGTCATAAGTCATGTGGTATGGAAGGTACTTTTTCCGGCACGGCACACTATAACCAGTCAGTTCTTCGTCAGGCATTACTTGACTATAAGAACACTGGTGAAGATGTGTATTTTGAAATGCAGATCACCAATGATGACCCAACCAGTGATGCGGGCAGACAGACGATCATTTTCTATGACTGCAACACTGACGGCGGTGTGTTAGCAAAATTTGATGCTGACGGGGAATACCTTGATGAAGAGATTGAAGGAACATTTGAGGACTTCTCAATGCCTGAATCTTTTGCAAACCTCACGGGTTTTCTTACTAACTAAGTAACAGAACCCCTTGTGTGGCTTTTATATAAGGTCATATAAGGGGTTTTTTCTATTCTTTGATAAACAGAAGGGAGAACAACAAAATGTCAAAATTTAGTGCATTTATGAAAGCGAATAAAAAGGTAAAGGAAAATGAAAAGTTTGCACCTACTGCTTCACTTCTTGGTTCAGACGGAACACCTGTTAGATGGGAGTTCAGACATATCAGTTCCAAGGAGAATGAAGAACTTCGTGATGCAAACACCATTGAAGTTCAGGTGACAGGCAAGCCGAACTTATTCAGACCAAAACTGATTACTTCAAAGTACCTTATGGCAATGATCGTGAAGTCAACGGTGTTTCCTGACCTTTACGATAAAGAGTTACAGGACAGTTACGGTGTGATGACCCCGGAAGATTTAGTCTATGCAATGGTTGATGATGCCGGGGAAATGCAGGACTTCCAGTTATGGATGCAGAAGTTTCAGGGATTTACCAAGTCACTTGATGAAAAGGTTGATGAAGCAAAAAACTAATTGAAGAAGGGGACGGTGAAGCAAATTATGCTTACTATGCCCTTCTAAAACTTCACATTCTTCCATCAGTGTTCTTGGCTATGGATGAACAGGAAAAAGCCTTTGTGATTGCTTCAATCAAGTTGAAAGCAGAGCATGACAAGAAGGAAAAGAAAAAGGCAGAAGCAAGGGCAAAGAAAAAACACTAAGAAAGGACGGTGAAACAGGTGTCATCTATTCAGACAGGTATTGAACTTAATGACCAATTCAGCGGAGTGTTGAACAACATCATCAGTTCAGTGAACCTTGCCGTGTCTGCAATGTATGATATGCAGCAGTCAATGAACGCTGATATTGATACAAGCAGTATTGAAGGGGCAAGGGATGAAATCAATCAGGCAACCGCTGCCATTGAAGCAATGAATCAGGCAGCAAGCCGACAGACCGCACCTGATATTGCACCGCCTGTTGTGGATGGTGGAAATCAAGAACCGATTCCTGTACCTGTTGACCCGGTACTTCCTGACCCTTTGGTTGAAAATCCTGAACCAATCAGACCTGAAATTCAGCCAAACGCACCGCCTGACCCTGTCAACGTACCTATTCAGTGGGAAACTGACGGGATGGATGTGTTCACAGGAACAGGTGTTGAACGATTTCAGCAAGAAGTTCAGAGTGCAAACGATATGTTGAACACACTGAACACCACACAGGCAAGGATTTCACAGACCGCACAGGGAATGGATATACTGCCGGATGCAGCAGTTCAGGATATGAACACTATGCAACAGCGGTTATCTGCAATTCAGCAGCGGATTCAGCAGATTGAGAACAACCCGGTAAATGTTGGGGCAGACAATGCAAATGCAGAACTGGAACAGTTGCGTATGCAGTTGAATCAGGCTATTCAGGAACAAAATTCACTGAATCAGGCAATGCAGAATATGGATGTTTCTGCTGCCAATGGTGCCTATTTGCGTTTGTCACAGACGGTTGGCAACACAGAAAGGTATATCCGTGACAATGTGGATGAACAGGGGCGTTTCAATCAGGAAGTTTCAGCCGGAACACAACAGGCAAATGAACTGACCAATACCATCAAGCGGGCGGTTGCAGCCTATATCAGTATTCAGTCAGTTGGGAAAGCACTGAACATTTCAGATGAACTTGTTCAGACAACATCCCGTTTGAACATGATGAATGACGGGGTTCAGACAACCGCTGAACTTGTCAACATGGTATATGCAGCAGCACAGGATGCAAGGGGTTCATTCAGTCAGATGGCTGATGTTGTTGCCCGTTTTGGTAACAACGCAAAGGATGCGTTCAGCAGTTCGGAAGAAGTTGTTGCTTTTGCTGATCTGATTCAAAAACAGATGACGATTGCCGGGGCAAGCACCCAAGAAGCAGCAAACGCAGAATTGCAGTTATCACAGGCACTTGGTTCAGGTGTCCTTCGTGGTGATGAATTGAACAGTATCTTTGAACAAGCACCTAACCTTATTCAGAACATTGCGGACTATCTTGATGTTCCAATCGGTAAGATCAGAGAAATGGCAGCGGATGGGGAACTTTCCGCTGATGTAGTCAAGGCAGCAATCTTTTCTGCTGCTGATGACATTAACAGCAAATTCAATGAAATGCCTATGACTTGGGGGCAGATATGGCAGTCAATGCAAAACACCGCACTGATTGCATTTCAGCCTGTTCTTCAAAGACTGAACGATTTAGCCAATAGTGAAGCATTTCAGACTTTCATTCAGGGTGCTATTGAAGCAATGGCAACCCTTGCGAATATCCTTCTGAATATTTTTGAACTGGTCGGAACTGTCGGCGGGTTCATTGCGGATAATTGGTCTGTTATCAGTCCAATCATTTACGGTGTCATTGCTGCACTGGCTGTATATGCAGCATACCTTGGCATTGTGAAGGGAATAGAAATTGCATCCGCAGCTGCAACAGCAATTCATTCAGTGGCAATGTCTGCAAAAATCGGTGTTATGGCAGCACTTACAGGTCAGACAATGGCTGCAACTGCTGCACAGATGGGTTATAACGGTGCATTGTATGCGTGTCCTGTCGTTTGGATTATCGTGCTGATTATTGCATTGATTGCGGTAATTATGGCGGTATGTTCAGCAATAGCAAAAATGACAGGTATTGCAAATTCAGGCTTCGGTGTGATTACTGGCGGTGTGAACGTGGTGATTCAGTTCTTCAAGAACTTGGGTCTAACCGTGGCAAACATTGCCTTGGGTATTGGAAACGCCATTGCAGCACTTGCATCCAATATGATGACGGCATTTCACAATGCAATCTGTTCTGTTCAGTCATGGTTTTACAACCTGTTAAGCACGGCACTTTCAGTCATTGAAGGTATTTGTTCAGCACTGAATAAGTTACCGTTTGTTGAATTTGACTATTCAGGCATTTCATCCGCAGCGGATGACTATGCAGCCAAAGCAAGTGAAGCAGCCGGAAACAAAGAAGATTACCAGTCAATCAGTGATGCGTTCAATGAAGGTTTTACAACCTTTGATGCATTTCAGGACGGTTGGGCATCAGATGCGTTCAATGCGGGTGCAGCATGGGGTGACGGTATTGCTGATAAGGTTTCAAACTTTAGTCTGTCGGATGTATTTGGTCAGACAGATATTCCTAATGTGGGTGATTACACATCAGGGTTCAATGATGCAATAGCAAATTCAGGCGTGGGTGACAGCATTGGAAACATTGACGATAACACAGGCAAAATCAAGGATTCTTTGGATGTTACAGAAGAAGATTTGAAGTATTTGCGTGACATTGCGGAACAAGAAGCAATTAACAGATTCACAACCGCTGAAATCAATGTTGATATGTCAGGTATGCAGAACACCGTGAACAGCGGTGATGACATTGATGGTTTTATGACCAAACTGACAGATTCAGTCAATGAAGCGGTAGACAATATGACGGAAGGGGTGCATGAATAAATGGCAAGAAGCGGATATGATATGTATTTTGACAAATGCCTTTTTCCTGTCACCCCTGAAAAAATCAGTATCAAAATCAATGGTAATAACAAAACGGTCAACCTGATAAATGAAGGTGAAATCAATATCCTGAAAAAAGCCGGGTTGACCGACATTGAATTTGAAGCAGAAATCCCGCAAGTAAAACATCCTTATGCGGTGTATAAGAATGGTTTCAAAGAAGCGGGATATTTCTTTGATATTTTTGAAGGGTTGAAAACAGGCAAAAAGACATTCCAGTTCATTGTATGCAGAAAGACCCCGGTGGGGAAAAAACTGCTGAACACGAACATGAAGGTATCTTTGGAAGATTACAAAATTTCAGAGGATGCCAAGAACGGGTTTGACTTCAAAGTCAAGTTCAATCTGAAACAGTACCGGGACTATGGAACAAAGACAGTCAACATCAAAATTGCTGCATCCAAGCCAAAGGCAAGTGCAGAGCCTAAGCGGGAAACCAACAATTCACCCGCCCCGGCAGCAGCACAGACCTATACGGTTGTGCGTGGTGATTGTTTGTGGAACATTGCAAAACGGTTTTACGGCAGCGGTGCAAAATACACCGTGATCTACAACGCAAACAGGGGTGTCATTGGTGGCAACCCTAACTTAATTTATCCGGGACAGGTTTTGACCATTCCGGCAGCATAAGAAAGGGGTGTTGTTCAATGTACGTTGAACTACTGGTTGGGAATGAATCAGGAACAAAAGTATATCAGCCTGTTGTTCAGGAAGGTATTGAATGGTCAACAGAAAGAAAAAACACCCCCGGCAAACTGGTTTTCAAAGTCCTGTATGACAACATTCTTGATTTTTCAGAAGGTAGTCCAGTCAGGATGAAGGTGGACGGTGACAATGTATTCTTTGGTTTTGTGTTCAAGCAGCAGAGAACCAAGGACAAAATCATTACTGTCACCGCCTACGATCAGTTGAGGTACTTAAAAAATAAAGATACCAAGGTCTATGAAGGAAAGACGGCAAACCAATTTGTGAAAATGATTGCAGATGATTATGCCCTGAACCTTGGCACACTGGATGATACCGGGTATGTCATTGAATCAAGGGTTGAAGAAAATACTTCACTGTTTGAAATGATAGCAAATGCCCTCGACCTGACACTGACCAATACCGGGGAAATGTATGTGTTATATGATGACTTTGGGAAACTTACCCTGAAAAGCCTGTCATCTATGTATGTGGGTGTTCCGGGGGCGTACCTGATGATTGATGAAGAAACCGGGCAAAACTTTGACTATACTTCATCTATTGATGAAAACACATATAACAAAATTAAACTGACCTATGATAACAAGGACACAGGAAAGCGTGATGTTTACATCACACAGGATTCTTCCAACATTAACAAGTGGGGTATCTTACAGTATTTTGACACCTTGCAGAAAGGTGAAAACGGTCAGGCAAAAGCAGATGCCCTTTTGAAACTGTATAACAAAAAGACCCGTAACCTGAAAATTACCAACGCTTTAGGTGACAACAGAGTACGGGCGGGTTCAATGGTTGTCATCAACCTTGACCTTGGTGATGTAAAACTGAAAAACTGGATGCTTGTTGAAAAATGCAAGCATACCTACAAGGAAGGTGAACATTGGATGGATTTGACACTTAGAGGGGGTGAATTTGTTGCCTGATGCAAATGAACTTGTTGATACCCTGAAAAGGGCAGCCGTTGAAGCGGTTGAAGCGGGTAAACCCGTAAATGTATATTTTGGTGAAGTTGTGAGTGCTTCACCGCTGAAAATCAATGTTGAACAGAAGATGATACTGGGTGAAAAACAGTTGATTCTTTCAAGAAATGTGACAGATTTCAGCACAATGGTAACAGTTGACTGGACTTCTGAAAGCAGTCTTTCCACCCACAACCACACTGTAAAAGGTGACAATGGCAGCGGTGGCAACATTGACTTGAACACAGGGTCAAAGAACCTTGCACATACTCACAAAATTACAGGAAAAAAGAAGATCATCATTCACAATGGCTTGGCGGTTGGTGATGAAGTTATCCTGATAAGACAGCAAGAAGGTCAACGCTTCATTGTTGTGGATAGGATAGGCAAATGATTCCTTCAACAGTTGGTTTTCTTGACCAAGATTTTGAAATTGAAACACAGCCAAGCCTAACTTATAAAATGGATTTAGACGGTGATTCAGTCAGGGGTCTTGTGGATGAACAGGATGCCATGAAGCAGATGATTTTCAGAACACTGCAAACAGAAAGGTATCAGTACATCATATATCCGTGGTATTACGGCATTGAAACACTTGACCTGTATGGTGAACCTGTCACTTGGGTTTGCCCTGAATTAGAACGCAGAATCAGTGAAGCGTTAGCCGTTGATGAAAGAATCACGGGCGTGACCGACTTTGAATTTGACCTGACGGTCAAAGGTGTGGTTCATGCCTATTTTACCGTAAAAACAATTTACGGTGATATTAAAGCAGAGAAGGGGGTGAAGATTTAGAATGTATGAAGATCAGACTTATGACATTATCCTTGAAAGGATGATGAACCGGGTATCTGACAAAATTGACAAAAGACCGTCATCCCCTGTTTACGATCTGCATAGTTCAACAGCCATTGAATTTCAGATTTTATACATTGAGTTGGAATATCTGATAAAAAATTCATACGGTGATACTGCTGCAAGGGAATTTCTGATTTTACTTGCAAAGGACAGGGGACTTTCACCTGAACCCGCAACCAAGGCAATCTTACAGGGTGAGTTCACACCAACAAACATTGATGTTACTGGAAAGCGTTTCAACATTGGTGAAATCAACTATATTGTGACTGAACAGATCACACCGGGAACATACAAGGTTCAGTGTGAAACAGAAGGTGTTGTTGGCAATCAGTACCTTGGGGATATGATACCAATGGAATATATTGATGGATTGCAGACGGCAAGCCTGACAAGTGTACTTATTCCCGGTGAAGATGAAGAAGATACAGAAGTTTTCAGACAGCGTTATTTTGACAGCTTCAATGAACAGTCCTTTGGTGGTAATCATGCTGATTATATGGCAAAGGTCAAAGGCATTGAAGGTGTTGGGTCATGTAAGGTCAAGCGTGTTTGGAATGGTGACATTAGACCCGCTGACATGATCGTCAGTACAGTGGTCAAGAACTGGTATGAATCAATCATTTCAACAGTTCCGGCAGCAGTCAAACCGTGGCTTGATGCCGTATATAATGCAGCCAAGGACAAGAAACTGACGGTTGGCGGTACTGTTCATGTAGTCATCACTGATTCAGATGATTATGGTGAAGCAAGTTCAACGCTTGTTCAATACGTTCAGCAGACACTTGACCCGGAAGAAAATGCCGGGGAAGGTTACGGACTTGCACCAATCGGTCATGTAGTCAGTGTTGCAAGTGCATCACCTGTCAGTATTGAGGTCAAGACCACGGTAACCTTTGAAGAAGGTCACAACTGGTCAAATACCAAGGCAGCCATTGCAGAAGCAGTTGATGCGTATTTCTTGGAATTAAGAAAGAACTGGTCAGAAACATCACAAACCATTGTCAGGGTATCGCAGATTGAAAACCGCATCCTTGGTGTTGATGGCGTGGTGGATGTGACCGGGACAAAGCTGAACGGCACGGCAAGCAATATGACCTTGACAGAATTTTGCATACCAAAGTTAGGGGGTGTTTCTGCATGATAAGAGAAGTTGACCTTGTTTCATACTTACCGCCATTCATGCAGAGTTACAAAGAACCCGTTGCAGCACTTGAAGCGGAAAACCCTGAATTTAGTCTGATGTGGTCGGCAACTGACAGGTGTTTGCGTAACCGCTTCATTTCAACCGCTGATGAATATGGAATCAGCCGATTTGAAAAGATGCTGAAAATATACCCAACCGCTGATGATACCCTTGAATCAAGGCGTTCAAGGGTTCAAAGCAAGTGGTTCAACACAATCCCGTACACTTGGAAAGTGTTGCTTCAAAAGTTGCTTGTCCTTTGTGGTGACAGTGATTTTGAAGTGACTGGTGATTTCAAGACCGGGTACACACTGTATATTGACACTGACCTTGAATTATATGGTCAGGTGGAAGAACTGGAAAACATCATAAACACAATGATTCCTGAAAATCTTGTGGTTGTATCTAAGAACAGCATCCCTTGCAACATCAAAGGTGCTGTTCTTTTTGGTGGTGGCATCTGCTTCATCAATGAATTTATCATCACAAACGATTTCCGGGAAGTGTTTGATGTGAACGGTTCATCAGTCTTTGGTGGTGGAATCGTTCAGACTGAAATGCTGAACATCACAAATGACAGTCAGGAAACAGTGAGTGTTCAGGGTACAGTGAACTTTGGTGGTAAGGCAACAGATACCGCAATGGTAACCATTTCAACAGATTTTAATGAAACAATCCGGGCAGATATGGATGCAAAGGCAGCATCCGGCGTTGTTCAGGTAGACTTCATTGAGATAAAAACAACATAGAAAGGAATGATAAGATGGCAGAGTATTCAAAACTTTACATCACAAACAATGGTCAGGCACTTATGGCAAAGATGATTGCCGGGTCAGGAAACATTGATTTTACAAAAGTATGTTCTTCCAGTACCCAGTACACTGAAAGTCAGTTACAGGCATTGACCGCACTTAGCAACATCAAGCAGACAACCCTTGTTTCCAAGGTTACCCGCACAAATGAGGTTGCAATCAAAATTGATGCAGCATATTCCAATGTAGACCTGAAAGAAGGTTACTATATGCGTACACTTGGCTTATATGCCGTTGACCCTGACAAGGGTGAAATCCTGTATGCAGTCTGCATTGAAAAGTCAAATAACTGTTATATGCCACCATATAACGGTGTTACGGTATCGGCTGCATACTTACAGTTATATACCACAGTAGGAAACGCTGACAACGTATCACTTGCGGTCAGTCCGGGTGCGTATGCAACGGTTGGTGACATTCAGGCACTTGAAAAAGAAATTGCTGATCTGAAAGCCTTTGTTGGATATTCAGACGGTGACATTTATGGTGTTGAAGTGGATTTTGAAAATAAAAAGTTCACAAGACTTGCCGGAGCAGTAAACCGTTCAGCGGGTTCAGGATTTGACGGAATCAATGCCTTTGGTGGTAGAAAGCGTTGCAACCTTACCAATGACGGGCGTGTTGCTGCATATTACGGTGAAGCCGGATTTTCTACTACTGGAAAACTGACACAGGCGGTTGACCGTAACCCGGTAGGTACGGAATCACCTGATGAAAACCTGAAATTCAGTGCCGGGACAATCGTTCAGGTAATGGTTGAACAGCCAAAGTTTTATTACAAGGTTGTACCGCTTAAAACTGAAAAGAGAACCAAGGGGGCAATCACAAGAAAAATCAGATACTATGTATCAGATACACCAAAGGCGGGATTCAAACTTCATCCGGCGTTCATTGTAAATGGTCAGGAAAATGATGTTGCATATCTTGCAGCCTTTGAAGGTTCACTTTGGGATGCATCTGCATCAGCATACATTCTTGATGATTCACAGGTTGCTGACTTTGCTGCTGATATGTTATGCAGTATTGCTAATGCAAAACCGCTTTCAGGACTTACACAGAACGCAACCCGTGCCAATATCAGAAAACTTGCTGAAAAACGTGGTACTGGTTGGGAACAGGGTGTTGTTCAGACGGCATCCGCTTCACAGATGCTTATGCTGATTGAATATGCAACCTTTAATATGCAGTCTGTCACTGGTAACGGTGCAGTTTCAAAGACTGATGACGGTAAAACATCCATGACAGAAAATACAGGTGCAACGATCACCCTTGGTAATGCATCAGGTTCAGTTGTCAACGCTAACGGTATTCAGATTGTGTCATACCGTGGTGAGGAAAACTTTTGGGGCAACATTTGGTGGTGGATTGATGGAATCAATCACTATGCAAATGCAACCACAGGTGAATGTGATACCTATGTTGCAGATCATGGTTTTACTGATGACAGTAAGGCAGCACCTTATGAAGATACAGGAATGTGTGCAAAGTATGGAAACGGTTATATTTCCGCTTTCTGTTATTCAGAAGATTTTGATTGGTTGTTCTTACCGGGTGAGTTCAACGGAAACACCGCCCTTCCTGTTGGTGATTACTGTTGGAATCAGAACGGTACTGGTTGGCGTGTCGCTGTATTGGGTGCTGATTGGGCTTATGGCTTGCGTGCCGGTGCTTTCTATTGGGCTCTGAATTATGCTTCTTCTGGTCGTAGTCGGGCTTTCGGCGGTCGGTTGGTGTATCGAAAAAAGGTAGCAGCATAACAGGCAACCAGTAATTCACACAATTTTAGGTAATCAGGATGCTAAAGATGACGATTTTCAAGCAGAAAGACAATAAAAAGACAAAAAACCAATGTCACTAAATTAGGTGCTAATTGGAATAATGGCTTGAATACCAGTGCTTTCTATTGGAATCTGAATAATGCTTCTTCTAATCGTAATCGGAATATCAGCAGTCAGTTAGTAAATGCACAAATATCACTTGAAACACCCCGTCAGAAATGGCGGGGGTGTTCTTATAAATCAATGTACTGAAAACTGATTACCGTGCCACTTGGCAAAACATCAAAATACATGGGCTGTATTAGTAGACTGTCACCTGACGGGTTGAAAGTTCGGTTCAGTGCATACAGAAGGGAACAGACAAGCGTGAAACGGTATGGCAATCTTTATGAAAAAATCTGTTCAATGGATAACCTGTATCTTGCGTTTCAACACGCAAAGAAAGGCAAAGGATGGTACAAGGAAGTTCAGCAGATTGAGAAAAGACCATACTACTATTTGGCGGGTCTGCAATGGATGCTTCAAAACCATTTATACAAAACTTCGGAATATGCCACTTTTACGAAAAAGGACGGCAAGAAGGAACGGGAAATATACAAACTTCCATTCTTCCCTGACAGAATTGCACAATGGGCGGTTTTACAGGTGATTGAACCGCAGTTATTAGCGTATTTCACTGATGACACATATTCAGCAATACCAAACAAGGGTATTCATGCAGCATACAAGAAGTTACGGTTGGCGGTTGATACCGTGCCGGAAGAAATGACCTATTGCTTGAAAATAGACTGCAAGAAATTTTACCCTTCCATTGACCACGAAACACTAAAACAGAAGTTCAGACGGAAGTACAAAGACCCTGAACTGCTTGAACTGATTGATGAAGTAATTGATTCAATCAGCACTTGTCCGGCAACGGATGAAAACATTGAATTTTATCGGTCTTGTGGTAATGAAATCAAGATAGTGAAGGTAAACGGCAAGGACTTCATTGAAGGTGTCGGTATTCCAATAGGGAATTACTTTTCACAGTATGACGGCAATTTCTTCCTATCAGGTTTTGACCACTGGATAAAAGAAGTTAAGCGGGTAAAGCACTATTACCGTTATATGGATGATATTTGTATTTTTGCAAGAACCAAAGAAGAACTGCATCAGTTACTTGCAGAAATCAATGAATATTTCATACAGAATTTGAAATTAAGAATAAAAGGCAACTATCAGATATTCCCTTCGTTCATCCGGGGTATTGATTTTGTAGGGTATAGGATTTTCTTGAAAGATACCCTTCTTAGAAAATCCACCTGTCAGGAATTTGAACGGAAAATGACCGCAATCAGGAAGAAGATTGAAAGCGGTCAGGAAATGAACTATTCAGAATGGTGTGCAATCAATTCCTATAAGGGTTGGTTGAAATATTGTGATAGCAGCCGATTGTCTGAAAAATATATTGAACCAATTCAGCCTTATGCTGATAGGTACTATAAAGATCATATCAAGAAAGGTGGTAAAAAGCATGAAAGAGTACGGAAAAGTACGCAGTACAAAGCAGCCTGAACAGAAGGTCATTGATGACTATTCAGTTTGGATTGCAGAGAACATCACCCCGGTCACAGAAGCCGGGACAGATGAACAGCCGGGGTTCACTGGTTATGAATATGACCTGACCCAGTACACCAAGGATGAATACATCAAAATGATTGATGACAGGAACGCATCTTTGGAAGATCAGATGACACAGGCACAGGAAGCCATGTGTGAAATCTATGAAATGATGGCATAAGGAAGGGGTGAGAATATGGCAAACATTTATGCAGCACTTATCATCAAGGGTAAGAAGTCAATCAATGATGTTCCTGACAAGATCAGGGATGAAGTCAAACAGGTGCTTATTGATGAAGGACACCCGGAACTGGCAGAAGGTGGTAACTGATGTTGTTTCAGTTCATCATAAAAATTTTATTCAGAAAGGATGTGGAATCTATGGCAGTGATCTATGCAACCCTTATCATTAAGGGCAAGAAAACCTTTGCTGATGTACCTGAGAAAATCAAGGACAAAGTGAAGGAAGTTCTGATTGACCTTGATTGCCCTGAATTAGCAGAGTAATCAACAGACAAGGAAATTATCACAGGAACAAAAACAACCGCTATATGACCCTTATATGAGGTCACAAGCGGTTGTTTTTATGTTCAGAAAGGACAGAGAAAATGAAACAGACTATTTGCGGTGTATTAGGTGTGATTGGTTCAGCAATCGCATCTTTTTTTGGTGGTTGGGATGCGGGACTTGCAACCCTTCTGATCTTCATGGGTCTTGATTATATTTCAGGACTGATTGTTGCGGGGGTGTTCAAGAACAGTCCCAAGACAGACACAGGTTCACTTGAAAGTAAGGCGGGGTGGAAAGGTCTTTGCAGAAAGTGCATGACCCTGATTTTTGTACTGGTTGCGTACCGCCTTGATCTTGTCATTGGCACAAATTACATCAGGGATGCAGTAATCATTGCGTTCATTGCCAATGAAACAATTTCCCTTGTGGAAAATGCGGGTCTTATGGGGTTACCACTCCCGGCAGTCATCACCAAGGCTATTGATATTTTACAGAAAAAGACAGAAAGTGAGGGTAAATAATTATGGATAAGCAGACATTTATTTCACAGATTGCAGCCTATGTCATCAAGTATGCTGCACAGTATGGTATCAAGGTACACAGTCCGATCATTGCACAGGCAATTCTTGAATCAGGGTGGGGACAGTCAAGCCTTGCTGCCAAATATCACAACTATTTTGGTTTGAAGTGCGGAAGTGCTTGGACTGGTAAGTCTGTCAACATGGCAACATCAGAGGAATATACACCGGGCGTTCACACGAACATTCGTGACAATTTCCGTGTGTTTGATTCTATGGAAGATGGTGTCAAGGGTTACTTTGATTTCATCAACTATTCAAGATATGCAAACCTTAAAGGGGTTACAGACCCACAGACTTATGTGGAGAACATCAAGGCAGATGGCTATGCAACATCAAGCACTTATGTAACAAACCTGATGCGTGTTATCAGAGATAACAACCTTACACAATATGACGGTGCTGCACAGCAGACACCTTCAAAGTCAGTGGATGAAGTTGCACAGGATGTTGTCAACGGCAAGTATGGCAATGGTGCTGATCGTAAAGCAGCACTTGAAGCAGCCGGGTACAACTATGATGAGGTTCAGGCAAAGGTCAATGAGATTTTAGGGGTAGACACTACACCAAAGAAATCTGTTGATGAAATTGCACAGGAAGTCATCAATGGTGCTTGGGGCAACGGTCAGGACAGAAAGAACCGCATTGAACAGGCGGGTTATGATTACACCGCAGTTCAGAACAAGGTCAATGAACTTTGCGGAACACCTAAGAAATCCATTGATGAAATTGCAAGGGCAGTCATCCGTGGTGAGTATGGAAACGGTGCTGATCGTAAGAACAGAATCACCGCAGAAGGTTATGATTATGCAGCAGTACAGGCAAGGGTCAATGACCTGATGTAATCTGTTACTAATTTGTTACTAAATAGCGGGATTTTGTGAGATTTGCGGAGATATTCAAAACTGAACTTTTCAGCAAATACGGGCAAAAAGCGGGGTGTTATATCAATGAAATTTATGATATAATACATTTTTTAAGACGGGAAATGCTTGATTTTACGGCATTTCCCGTCTTTTTTGTTTCTAATTTGTTACTGGTTCAGCGTAAAAAATATTATTTTAACAGGGCAATGGTTTCCCGTAACTGTTCAATAGTCTTGTGATTATACACCCTGTTTCCCACATCCTTTGACTTATGACCCATCAGCATATCAATACATTTTCTGTTGCCTTTGGCATTGTCAAGATTGGTTTCAAAGGTGTGCCGTGCTTCATGCGGTGTCTTGTCTGCACCTATCTTTTCCATGACTTCACCCCAACACTTATAGTAATTTGCCTGACTGAACTTTTTGCCCTGATAAGTGAACAGGTACTTGTTCCCTTCATCAACCAGTGCTTTCACAAATGGTTTGATGCGGTCATGTATAGGAACAATACGACACTTTCCGGCAGCGGTCTTGATTCCACCTTCAAAGTACCAGTCCTTGATGTTTACCTGTTCAGTTCTCATTCCCAACAATTCCTGTAATCTGAACCCCGTATATATGTAGATCAGTACGGTATTGACCCAAGGATCATCTTTTATTTTCCACAGTGCATCAACCTGTTCAGGCGTGAACGGTTCACGGGTGGTATCAGGTATTGGTGGGGCGGTGGTAATTTGTGAATACATTTTATCTATCAGGTCAATTTTAAAAGCAAAACGGTCAAGGTGACCGAACAGATTCTTGATTGACCATTGTGTTGAATACCCACACCCGCAGTTGTCAATGCAGTCTTGCATCTGATAAGATTTCAATGATCGGTACTTCACACCGTAGTATTTTGAACAGTGCTTGAACGCTGAACGCAAAGACTGTTGATTTGATTTTCCTAACTTGGGTAACTTAATTTCAGACCAACGCTGATAGAGTACAACCAAGGTGACCTTTTCCCGGTCAATGTCCCAAGGGTTGTTGTTATATTCAGCCAATAGGATGTTGGCTTTTTCTTCTGTTTCAGCGTAACCGATAGGGGTTTGTTTTGCGTGTCCCTGTTCGTCATATATGGTGACCTTGGCAAGCCACGGGCGTGATCGGTTACCCTTCAACTTGGTCACGCATCCGTAACCGTTTGGGTTTCTTCTTCCCATGTATATCATTCCTTCCTGATTGAAATTTCAAGGAATGGATGATATAATTAGAGTTGCATAGCCTATATCATCCTATTCCTTGGTTGGTGTTTGGTTATCCCTGACCCCTGAACCGCTGCAATGGTAAGGGGTCAATTTTGTTCAGTTATAATTCAATGTGTGAAGGTGCTGCAACACCTTTATTCTGTAAATCAAGAAACTTTCCATATTCCATTGCTGTTCCCCAAAAGGCAAGCATACCTTTGTCATATTCCACAACCAAGTAATACTTCTTTGCACCTTTTAATTTTGATGTGTTTTTTGCCTGACCGTGATATTTTAACATGAACTTTTCTTCTTCCATTGCTGAAAATGACTTGATTCTGTTCATTGGAAGTGTAACCGTAGTTTCAGGCTTGATTCTTCTGATCTCAAACACATCACCTTTTACTTCAATTCTGCAAGGGTAATCAGTCGCAAACCCTTCAATTCCTTCATAATGTCCTACTGGTATTCCTGATTCTTTCTTTTTTCCAAACATTTTTTTACCTTCCTTTCATTCAGTAACCGTTGTAACGGTTGGTAACGGTTTAAGTATCTGTTATAAATGCAGTATTATCAATAGGGTAACGGTTAGTAACTGTTGATAATTGATTTTCTTATATTTTATGTACTAATTCTAATGTAAAAATAAAAAAGTAAAAATATAGAGTATAGAAAAACAACAGTTACCCGTTACCAACAGTTACCTTTTGGAAAAGTCAACCCATATTATGCCGTTTGACTTCCTGATGATTCTTTTTTGACAGAATATTTTTCATCATCCAGTAATGTGTTAATTCGTTCAATGACTTTAATTCTGTCAACTGCATCCAGTTTAATAAATGAAGAAATCACAAATTGGGTTTCTTCATCATAAACTTGTTTTACCAGTTCAACAGATTCAGACTGTTCTTGAATATTTGAACAATCCATTAGATCACAAACTGATACACCAAGTTTTTCTGCTATGATCTTTAACTTGGATGTGGGGACATCGTTAGTCCCTGATTCAATCTTTGAAATAGTTGACCGTGCGTTGTCCGTATTCCACCCGCAAAGGTTGGCAAGTGCTTCTTGAGAAAGTCCTTTATCGTCCCGGTATTTTTTGATGTTATTACCAAGAATTTTCAGAAAATCCTTCTTTCTGTCTACCACAAATGTCACCCCCTTTCTATATGTAATTTTACTATGTTAGGGACTGAAAATCAACTTTTTTTAAGTTTTTTATAAAAAATAGTTGACATTCAATCCACATAGGTTTATAGTATGAAATGTGAACGGACAATCCACAAGAAACAAAGCAAGTAGGAAGGACACGGGTGAAGCGATAGGGCTACACGCAAGTGACATGGTGGTCAGGCTGCCGGATAGCAGATAGAGCGTGTGAAGAATAAACATGACCCGTCAAAGTAGTTGAAGAAAACAGGAACGGTAGGGCAAGAAAGCACAGTGTACCGCACTATTTGAAGAAAGCGGACAGGCTGAACCAATCGGCACTTTACCCCTAAAACAAGAAACCGTTAAGTGGAAGAATCAACCGCACGAGATGACACAGCACTTTGTTTCATAGGTCAGGAAGTTCCCCGACTTCCTGACTATTTCAAAAAGAACTGTTGCAGCAGTTCCGGGGAAAAGAACCAAGAATAGGATTTCAGTTCTTTCAAAAAATTGTCTATTGTGTGTCGGTCAACAGGTTTTGGTGGTTTTAATGTGAAACCCCGGCGGTTTGAACAGCACCGTTCAAAAAGTTCAATGATGTGTAACAGGTTTTCAGATTTTAATGTGAAATCTGATAAAGGAAAGACACCCCTGATTGTACTAAGGTGTGCTGACAATAGACAACTTTTTGAAGGAACTGGGAAAGGAAACGGTATAAGGGTATGACAGTAAAAAGTATTCAGGAAGCGTGGGATGAAGTAAATAAAATATTCCCGTATGATTATGAAAAGGATGAAACGGCTTCAAAAAATGCGGGTTATCCAGTATATTACAGCACAGCATCAGATCATCAGAATAATTGGATTTCAGATCTTGGCAATCGTCTTGAAGTCAATTTTGAAGATGGAAGGTCAGTCAATGTGTGGGTAAATAGTGAAGAATATCATCATTTTGAAGTTACTGTAAGCGGGAAATCTCATAATTTTTCTTATGTGTGCAGCACAATATATGAAGCACTTGATGCGGTAGTTGATGCCGGAATAACATTCAATTTTGATGTAGATACAACTGAACTTATGCTGAAACTTGCTTCAATGGAAACTGATAAACTGATTTCATTTGAAACACACAGATTCGGTGTAAGAAGAAAGCCGGGTGAAGTATGATGTCAGTTTTCAAAAAATATGATTACTGGTCTAATTCTTGAAAGTTTAGATACTATGACAGAATATGACTATAATGGTAATGTAAATGACAGTATTTATTATGACTTCTATCAGGAACAGATTACAGAGTTATGTGTTATTGCAGCAGATATGTATAATGAATTGGATGGAATCAAATCAAAATTATAGTATGAAATGCCTGAAAAGCATATTGAATTTTGTGATGAAGATACTTGCACACAAACCGCTATTGCTTGGTGGAATACCGCAGCTTGTATGTTGTCAGATATAGATATGGGAACACTTCTTGAAAATGAAAATATTTATGCTGCTGATGAAGAACATGAAAAAATGAAGCGTATCAAGGCATTAGAAAGGTTGACCAAAAAACAATATATTACATTGAATACTTTGGTCATAGGTTTTATTACAAGGTGGCTTGAATTAGTCAGTGCTTTTGATGTAATAAGTTCATGTATTCGTGAACTGGAATATCATCAATCAGCGGTGCAGAATAAGTCAGGTGTGAATCTACCTGATGCAGCCTATTTATGAAAGAAGGTGGTTATGTGAAGAAAATAGTTGCAGCATGGATTGAACAGATTCTTGAATTTCCAACCAAACTTGAATATCTTGCGTACATAGAAAGCCTGAAAAAGGCAAACCGCAGAAGTTCAAGGAAACATCATTTGAACAGTTGGAATCAGGGGTTGTTAGAATAACGATCAGGAAACAGTATAACAATAATGCGTTCCCTGATGATGAAAAGGAAGGTGAAAAATAAGATGATTAAAGGTAATTTATTAAGAGAAAAAATTGATGCTTGTGGTTTCAAATTGGTTTACGTTGCTAAACAGGTTGGGGTTTCTTATCAGGCGTTTTTGAAAAAACTCAACAATGAAACAGAGTTCAAAGCAAGTGAGGTAATGATCTTGAAAGAACTTCTTCATTTGACAGATGATGAAGTTATGGAGATTTTTTTTACCTAAAATGTGGATTGTCAGTTCACAATAAAGAAAGGATAGGTGATAAATTATGAAATTCAGCGAAAAGTTGAAACAGGCTATGCAGCAGTTAGGAATCAATCAGGCACAAGTTGTTGGATTGACCGGGAAAAGTAAGGGGTCAATCAGTATGTACCTGAATGACAAGACCACACCGTCAGAACAGGTTCAAAGTGATATTGCAGTATCACTTGGACTTAACCCTGACTATTTTGAACAGGAAGAAACCACGGTGACCTTCAAACCTTCCAAGTGTGAAGATGGCATCCCAACATTGACAGTACATGAAGTTGCTAAGTTGATGCACAAGCACACCAACACAATAGCACTTGGGTTACAACAGGGCGTTTTTCCTTGGGGGTATGCGATTCATACCAGTGAACACCGTTGGTCATATTTCATCAATGCAAAGCGTTTTGCAGAAATTGAAGGGGTGATCTAATGCCAAAGATTGAGTATAAAAGCATTAAGTTTCAGCAGAAAAGCCTTGAACTGATACGCCTTGTGAATCAGGTGGTTGAAGAATATCAGGCACAGGGATATGAACTGACACTTAGACAGGCATATTATCAGTTAGTTGCCCGTGGGTACATCCCCAACAATGAACGCAGTTATAAGAACATTGGAAATCTTATCAATGACGGTAGACTTGCCGGGTTGATTGACTGGTATAGCATCACAGACAGAACCCGCAACCTTAGAAGCAATAGTCACTGGGACAATCCGGCTGATGTGATCGCATCTGCAAGATACAGTTATCTGCTGAACAAGTGGGACGGTCAACCGAACTACGTTGAAGTGTGGGTTGAAAAGGATGCCTTAGTTGATATTGTGGGACAGGCTTGCAGACCACTTGACACACCATATTTTTCATGTAGGGGTTACACTTCACAGTCAGAAATGTGGTCAGCAGCACAGCGTTTCATTAGTCAAGATTACCGTGATAACAGGGTGATTATTCACTTAGGTGACCATGACCCAAGCGGTATTGATATGACAAGGGATATTCAGGAACGCTTGCAGATGTTCGGTGCTGATGTGTATGTGAAGCGTGTAGCACTGACCATGAATCAGATTGGTACATATAACCCACCACCTAACCCGGCAAAGATCACTGACAGTAGAGCATCAAAGTATATTGATGAATACGGCAATGAATCTTGGGAACTGGATGCACTTGAACCACAGGTCATCACTGATCTGATAACCAATGAGGTCACAGCACTAAGAAATGATGAAATTTACCGTTCAGTATGTGATTCAGAAGAACGTGGAAAAGATGAACTTAAAATGATAGAACGCAACTATGACAAGGCTGTTGCATTTTTAGAAAGTGAGGAATAGGAAAATGGAAAATAACAATATCGTTCAGAATGTAGTACATGGGTTCAAAGTGTTCAGACCTGATTGGACTTGTTCACCTAATGGTAACACTAAACAGTACACTTGCCCCGGAAAATTTGAGGAAGAAGGGGAACTTGATGTTTGCGGTCATGGTATGCACTTCTGTCAGACTGCTGCCGACTGTTTCAATTATTACAGTTTCAACAGTGAAAATAAGGTTGCAGAAGTCATTGCCTATGGTGAGGTAAGAACAGACGGTGACAAGTCATGTACTGACAAACTGGAAATCGTGCGTGAAATCCCGTGGGATGAAGTGTTGCGAATCGTCAATATTGGAAAGAATTGCACGGGTCGCTGCAACACCGGGAACTGCAACACCGGGGACTGCAACACCGGGAACAGGAACACCGGGGACTGGAACACCGGGAACTGCAACACCGGGGACTGGAACACCGGGAACTGGAACACCGGGAACTGCAACACCGGGAACTGGAACACCGGGAACTGCAACACCGGGGACTGCAACACCGGGAACAGGAACACCGGG